GTTTCGGTAGAGGCACCACAAGTCAGAATGGTCGCTGGGGACGTTCCGATTGCTGTGTCCGTTTCACATAGAAAAGCGTTTGCCATTTCTTACTCCAATTATGTGTATAATTATACCATACTTTGATACACTTGTCAAGTGTTTTTTAGCCAAGTGCAATGGCAAAAGCCAATGCCGATGGGTCTTGTTCTGTAAAGTTGATGTTTGTAAGCTGTGAGCCATCAACTGCTGGCAACTTACCCGTGCCATCAAGCTGGACTACATTGTTAGCACTAGTGCCTACATCCTGTGTAGCGGCTGTCCCAAGCCCAAGTGAGGTACGTGCAGTGGCACCAGACTCTGCTACGAAGTTAGCACCGTCACCTACAATGAAGTTGCCATCTGTTGGCGTAAGACCTGCGATATCTGCAAGTTGCGCATCATAGGCTTGGACATCAGTGCCAATGACAACACCAAGCGTGGTACGTCCCGCTGCAGCATCAGCGTCATCAATAAGACTGCGACCAAACGCCGTAAGACTGGTGACTGCGTACGTATCGCTAGCCGTAGTATAAATCGCTTTATCGGCAGAGGTAGTGAGGCCAGCAATAGAAGCGAGACCTGCGTCATAACCTTGTACGTCTGTTCCAATTGCTACTCCAAGTGTAGTACGTTGTGCGCTTGCATCTGCATCGTCAAGCAGTGCCTTACCAGCAGCAGTGAGGTCATAAGTGCCAGCAGTACCTGAACCAGTGAACTGAATACCTTTGTCTGCAGCAGATGTCAGACCAGCAAGTGCTTGTAGTTCAGTGTCAAGCCGTGCGTTATCTACAGTACCTGTAAGTTGAGAGGCGTCAATGCTCTTGTTAGTCAGCGTCTGTGTGCCAGTCAGTGTAGCTACAGTGCTGTCAATGTTAAATGTTACATCGTTGCCAGAACCTACAGTGTCAATGCCTGTACCACCAGTAAAGGTCATTGTCTCACTATCAAGGTCAATCGACAACGCACCGCCTGTATCAGCTTGGAAGTCAAGGTCAGATGCAGTCACCTGCGCATCGACATATGTCTTGATAGCTTTTGCAGAAGCAAGTGTGGTGTCAGTCGCTGCTACAGTGGTCAGGTCAGTATCAAGTACGCCAGACTTGAGGTTATCTACTTCAAGGTTTGATACAGTGTTATTGTCAGCATCAATGGTTTTATTGGTGAGGGTATCAGTCGTAGCACGGCCTACAAGCGTGTCTGTGCTAGTCGGCAGTGTGATTGTACCACTGTTGCTGATGGTGGCAATGACGGGCGTTGTAAGAGTTTTATTGGTGAGGGTTTGTGCGCCAGTTAGTGTGGCAACTGTTGAGTCAATAGCAAAAGTAACGGTATTCCCAGAGCCACTAGTGTCAATACCAGTACCGCCGCTGAGTGTGAGAGACTCGCTGTCCAAGTCAATATTGAGTGCGCCGCCAGTGTCAGCGGAGAAATCAAGGTCTTGTGCAGTAACTTGAGCATCTACGTATGCCTTAATAGATTGTTGCGTAGCCAGTGCAGTGGCACTGTCAGAAGTCATAGTGTCTTCGTCAAGGATATCCGTGACGGTTGTAGTCGGCATTGCAATGCTGTCTACGTAGGCAACACCGTCGATATACAGGTCTTTGAACTCTGCACCAGATGCACCCAAGTCAACGTCATTGTCGGTTACAGGAACAATGGCACCGTCTTGGAAGCGTACTTGCTCAGTCGATACAGAAGCTACATCGACAAAGACACCAACACGATTATTAGTGTCATCAACTACAACTTTATTGATTGGGGTAGTAACACCGGGGTCACCGATAAGTCCAATGACCGGACCCTCTGCGGCAGTGCCATCGTGTTTGTGACCAGTGGTGTTACTGAATACGTTTACAAGTTGGTCAAACTCGTCATTACTGTCGGCTGCATTGATAATGTCGCCATCAGTATACGAGGATTGTCTGGTGTAACCTGCCATTAGCGTCTTGCTCCTGCGTCAAATTCTAACTGAAAACCTTTCAGTGAATACGGTGCTGATGTTCCTCTGTCGTTAACTCGTAGTGCTACAGCAAAACCACTACCTTCGATTGGTTGTCTGAACAGTGGGTTTGACTGACCACCATATGTTGCTGTGCCGTAAGATGACGTACCGTAAACTGCAACAACCGTAGCTGTGTCAAACGGGTATGCTGCGGGTCTAGCGACATTCGGTGCTTCATAGTCATACCGCACAAACAAGTCAGCGTTCACTGCAGCTTCCGGTGCGTAGTTAATAATTACACGCTGGAATGTCTTGCGGATACCTGCGTCACCCATCGACAAGTCTGGTGAACGGTACTTGCCAGTAATCACATTGCCGTCAAAGTCGTTGCCCTGTTCTTGGCGATATACGTATCCGTCATACTCACCGTGAACAACAATGCTGGCACCATCGCTTACTACAAAGTCTGTGCAGCTAGGGCGAATACCACGAATGTCAGCAAACTCGTAACTGTCGCCTTTTCTTACACAGATAATTCCTGTTGTATTACCCCGTGTCACACCAGAGTTAGAGAAGAAGATGCGATACTGTGTCTTGTTAGGAATAACTACGCTGTCAAACTCATCGACATCAGACAAATCTGTAAAGCGTCTCTGCACTGCACGACTGATTGTACCAAGTTCAACGTCATCAATCCGTTCAGTACCGGCAACAGTACGCAGTCCATCTGGGCCTAAGAATACAATGTCACCAGCAAATTCCTGAATGGTGCTACCGTTGAGACACCCAATCTCACGGGTCACTGGTTGCAAAACAAAGTCAGCAGATGTGTTGCCTACCAGCTTGAAGATGCGTTCTTCACAGAAGATATACAGTTGGTCACGGAAAGGGAACAATCCAGTAATCGGGCTGTCTACTGCAATGCTACCTGCACCATTAGCTACACTAAAGTCATCATCTGTGTATGGTGCCGTGAAGACCAGTTCTTCTGGCGTAGTGGACATGCCAGCAAAAAACAAGGCATTCTTAAAACCAGTTACATACTTAGGGTCTGCCGGTGCGCCTGTCGCATTTAAGTCTGTTACGGTAGTGTTATCGTACTTACTTGCGTTGTTTGCACCATCTGCCCACACAATGTAATCTGTGCCAGCAAGGTTGTAACGGAAGAATGTATACTTACTTGCGCTAGTACGTCCGCTGTCAATCGAAGTCCAGCTACCTGTAGTACCACCTTTGTAGACACTTTCCCCTCTAGCAGCTAGGATGTTGCCCTTGAAATAAGCAGACATCAAAACTTTTTCTGTGCTAGAAGCAGTATACGGAACTACATTGCTATTCCACTTTTCGTAGCCAGAGATACGTCTGTACCCACCTCTAACGTCTGGCTCAAAGTTCTGCAGTTCCAGTGCCATTCCGGGCTGCATAGAAAACGTAGATTGGTCTAGTACCAAACCACCTTCACAGGAAAAGACGTAGGGGCTAAGTCCAGATTCGTCAGCCATTATTTAGCCCCCTGTAGGAAATATAGATACGCCGTACCTTTGTGATTGCGGAATATACGTTGAACGCACATAGCTATAGTTTCTGTTAATGAACAGACTTTGCATGTGTTTAATGCCCTCTTCAAATCGGGCAAAGTTAATGCCATACTGCTGCGCCTCACCACGATACTGATAACCGTAGGCTGTAGCACCGTCCACAATAACCTGACGAAACTGTTCAGGAATAGTAGGCACGTCAGTTGCAGCACTAAGGGCAGTAGGTTTTACGTAGGCGTCATACTTAAGTGAGTATGCTTTGTCGGGGTAAGGAAACAGACCATAGTTATTGTCTGGTGTCCTGAATACATAAATAGGCACACCGCCTACGTCCGATGTGCTTTCTTGGTCAATGTAATTGTCTACGTATTGATTGTAGTCCATGACACGCAGGGTTGTACCTGCCACGCCAAGACTGTCATCTTTCGCAATACGGAATGTCTCGTAGTCTACACTGTAGATTGAGGCACCAATTGAGTAGCGTGTAGTACCAGCTACGAGTGTTTCCGTCTGTTCTTGGTGGCTAAATGACCAACCAAACTCACGTTGAAAAATATAATTGATGGCGTCATTTACCGCATTCTTACACTGCGTTTGAAACCCACGAGACGTGCTAAAGTTAGCAGCCGTTAGTGCTACTTCGTTAAAACGTGCAAGCACTTCGTTGGTGATGTCAAGGTAAGTATATGCCATCGTAAATCCTTAAAGAAAAATGAGAGGGCCGGTGTCAAGCCAGCCCCCTCATGTTAGTTAGGCAAGAGTGTCACGGTCTACTTCGTTAGCCGAAGTGTCGCCCTGTGAACTTACATCCATCATGATGGCGTAAACACGAAGTTTACCAGCAGTGAAGGATGCACCAGTACCTGCAAAGGTCAGGTCCAGAGTGTCGTCAGAGGCGAGAACTACATCAGCAGACACAGTGACGCTAGGTGCATAAGCACCGTCAGCAGCACCGTCAATGTCGAATGCAGTTACGTACTCATCAGGATCAGCCGCACCAAGAGTTACGGTTGCATCTGTACCTGTGTTCATGGTTGCACTTTCAACAACTTCCACACCAGCAGCCATAATTTTGGTGCCAGCAGGAATGGTGATTGCCTGAACAACATCACCGGCAGACGGGTCTACAGTAGTAGCCACGATGTCGATGGTGTTCTCAACCATGTAAGGGTTACGGCCACGCTGGGAATTGCCAGTCGCAGCTTTAAGAAGTGAAGTAATAGTAGCCATTATCCAATTCCTCCCTTAAGCCAAGTGGTAGATGGCGTTAACAAGTGCTTCAGGACGAAGAATCTTGCGGCCATACAGGTGCATACCACGAACGATGTCAGCGAAGCTGTCAGGGTCGCGGTAGGTTTCGGTCTTGTTAATCTGCTCTGCAGTTGCAACAGCTGAATCATGACCAGCTACGATAACGCCGTAGTTGGTGTTGCTGTTTGCACCAGCAAAGGAAGAACCAGTACCGACTGAAGGCAGGTTATTGGACTGATACACACGGAAACCGTGGATTTGAGTGCCAATCTGGCCGTTTTGCAGACCAGAACCACCGAAGTCAGCGTTGAACAGACGAGAGTCCTCGTCCTTCAGCACTTCCATAAATACCGGGTCAACAACCAGCCAACGACCTTGTGAGTCCACGTTTTGCTGGTCCAGCAGACGGGCCATACGTGCAATCAGGGTCAGAGGATGGGTATCACCAGCAGCCGGAGTTGCGTCAGTTGCACCACCAGTACGCGGCTGAATTGCAATCGCGTAACCAGCAGAACCAACGGAACCTGCACCGTCAGAGAAGTCGGATGCGTCCAACTTCATTGATGCAAGCAGTTCGTCTGAACCGGCAGTTGTTACAGCCTTTGAACCGTTAACAGTAGTGTTAACAGTATCTGCATTTGCGTGCAGAGCAGACTGTGTGTAACCTGACAAGTAGCCAAGAACGTCTTGGTCAAACTGGTCAGCAAGGCGATATGCAGCACGGTCACTTGCCAGAGACTGGAAGTTAACGTGGCTGTGTGCCTCTTCAATGTCATCAACCTTAAACGCAAAGTAGTTAGCTTTGTCAATGGTCAGGCTGAAGTCTTCGTCATCAAGGTCTTGCGGCGTGATGGTTGTACCACGGGCGTAAGCCTTAACAGTGATTTCGGGTTCCTTGATAATCTTAACGGAATCACCCATTGCAGCAATCTCACCGAAGTAATCGGAGTTGGTGATTGCTTCACAAACAGCGGCCTTGCGGAAAGC